TTGCTGCGTCTTTCTTACTGCCCATGTCGTCAAAACTGAAAATGAGGTTCTTTGCCATTTCTATCCTAAGTGAATTTAATTATGCTTTCGCCCGGCCAGTCGGTGGGCCGTCGTGTTCTTCGTGATGATGCGATTCCACCCCGATGCCGTTGCTGACAATCTCGCCACCGGTATTCTCAATGCCACCTTGAATTTGCGCTCCTGGGCCGCCACCACCGTTAGATCCCGCCAGCCCAGCCTGATAGGTAAGCAAGCCGACAGACGTCACCTTCTCAGAAAACGTCGCCTGCGGCGTCTTCACGTCGACCATTTCGCTGGCATTGATCTCGTAGCGTGCGCAGTTGACACGGAATATCCCGTCCGCGGTCAATTCGATGTTCGCGTGATGCCAGCGCCGCCAGTCAATCGCGTTGCCGGCCCTAGCATTGCGAAAGCCGGTAATGATCGGATAGCGCGGATCGCCGCCCTCGAATGCCAGCCAGACAAGATCACCTGGCACGATCTCGATCTCGGTAGCATGGCTGGCCGCTTTGCTCTTGTCGCCAATCGGATACTCAATTTCCGCCAGCGGCAGCACATCGGCGCCATCTGTCAGGCCGGGGATTTCGACACGACACTCGCGCGAAACCGCCAGATAGGACCGGACGATGCCAGGGATACGTGAAGGCAGCATGCGTTATTCCTCCAGCGTGCCAAGCCAGAACTTGGAATACAGGCGGCTATCGCCGCCGTCCGATCCGCTCTCGAAGGCATGTGCAGCGGTGATGATGGCGTAGTTGACGCGCTCTATCTGAATGACCTTGCCGGCATTGACGGTAGGTAAATAGTCCGATTTCAAGATTTTTTTCTGAATCAGTGCGCGCGTCATGTTCCACAGCATGCGGGTATCGGTCCTTGGTTGATAGCCGATAGCGCGTACCTTGGAGCGATTACCATAGACGAACGCACCGGAGGCATCCGTCGAAAAGAAAGACGGCACCTCGTGGCGCTCCATGAAACCGCTATCGATATTCTCACTCGTATCTTGCTCCAGGCGCAAAATCGGTTCTTGCTTGAAAATGTCCTGCAGGCGAATGAACGTGACTTCACGGCCATCGGTATAAATCGCGCCGCCCTCTTCCTGCAACACCTTGGCGACTTCGTAGCTCGGCACGCCGCCGGCATAACAGGCAAAGCGTGCAATCGGATAATCCGCGTTGATTTTGACGCGTGCACCGCACGCGCCATAGATACTGCCTAGCGTCGCCCCTTCCTTGATCACTGCAATCTTGCGACGGAACGCGATCTGATGACAAGGCTCAAACAGCGCCACGATGTGTAAAACGGCCATCTGGTCGCTGCCCTGGACGTTGGCCGACACCTTGCTGCGCTGAACCTGAACAACGCGAAATACGTAGCCCTCACTGGCTATGCTGATGGTTTCACCTTGCTTGAGCCCCGCTACCGTTGCCTCTGTCGCCCTGACGACCGCTTCCAGCGTCATCGGCACCGGCGCCAGATCGGAATGTAGGCAGGCGCTCAGCAACAGATCGCCGCGCAGCACCGTGCCTGAGGACAAAATCAGTTGCATGCGCTATACCGTCACGATCGGCATGCAGAACATCAAGCGCTGGACATCCATCTCTTTTTGAACGATATCCTGGGCGATCTCGGACGCCGAGCGGCCGTAGACATCGACGCCAAGGGAACGAGACGCTTCCAGATAGACGGCGTTTTCTCGCTCGACGTAGAGAATGAACAATGGACGCACAATCGCCCATTCGCTCTGCGTCAGCGGCGTGTCAATCTCGACAAAATCGCTCGTTGGATACAGATTGTCTGGCACAGGAAAACGTGGATACGACGAAGACGACTCCCTGGGATCATGCATCTCAGGCAACATCGCCGCGACCGGAGCCGCCGGCAGCAAAGCATCGAATGGTCCGTAGCCACCGCAATACCTGGCGGCGGCCAGCGCCTGGGCGAGTACCGTTTCCTCTTCCAGCACGATGCCCACCGGTCGCTCTTTGGCACAGAAGAGCAAAGCCAGCTCCTTCAGCGTTTTAGACAACTCCGCCATGGCGCTTAAATATTGCCTGGAATTTCTTCGTTGAAGTAATGGAAAAACAGCGTTCCCGAGATATTCAGCACCTGAGAACGGTTTTCCCAATCACGATCCGGGTTATCCAACTGGATAAAGCAATCGTAAATCGGCTTGGCGACTGAGAACTGGGACGGCGTGCCTTCGTACACCTTGGCATTGAATTTGCCGCCGGTACGAATCAGGTTCAGCATCATTTTAGAGACGTGGCCGGCCTTGGTCTCCATCAAGGTGATTTGACCTTGCTGGTTGATCTTGACCTGCTGCGCCTCCCACTTCGCCGAACCCAGCGGCATCGGCACTTCAATTTCACCGGCGCTCGATAGTTCAGGCCATGGGAATTGCTTAGTCAGCAGCCACATCTGCTCGAAGCCTTCGATTTCAAAGGCTGCATCGCTGGAAATGGCTTTATCGCCCATCGCCCGGGTGATGTTGTACAGGCTCTGCAGGTAAGCGGGATTGGATACGGTCATGGTGCCCTCATGCGGGTAAGTTAGATGATGGGCCTAACTTTATTCGCTAATGAGGGGATGACTTGCGGGTGTTTTCCAGTTTGAAAAAACGGCCTTATTCTAACTCTGCCGAGAAGACGACATTGCCTAATTGGGCGGTGCAGGTGCTATCTGATCTATTCCATCGCGGTGTCGAACAGGAAGTAGCGGCAGTTGAACGCTTACATAGTCATGGAATTCGGCGAAAGAAACGATGGCATGCCACAAGCGAGCCTCCCAGGCATTAGGCCCGTAAGCAGATTCAACCATGCGATAATTTTTGCGCACCAATCTGTCTAATTGCTCCGCGCTAATCCCCTGCGGAAAATCTTCCTTAATTGACGACAAAAAATCGCTCACGACAGTAGAGCTTTCACTTTGAAAGGCAATTTCCAGCTTGAGATTCACGATATGTCGTTGCCCGATAACTGCAAGGGCAGCGAATGCTGGATCTGCGGTCGCAGAATAAAAGCGAAAACCAAGCTTCCCATTTCTAATATGTGCTTTGCAAAACAAAATGACTGTGGCGACATTTCCGTAAAAATAGGGATGCAAATACTCAAGTTGCACCTCGCTATAGTGATCGCTTTTTTCGTGATTACAATCAGAACAGACATATACGAGATTTCCGTGGTAAATCGAAAACTCTGGATAATGCGCTTGCGGAAAATAATGGTCCCACGTCGATGGGGATTGCAACATACAGTACGGACATTTCTCGATATTGACCGAGCCTTGCCGCTCCAGATCATCAAGTATTTGATCTTTCAATACCCCAAGTGCTTTTGTCGAAGACTCATAGCACCCTTTAAGTGCCTTACTTGTCATGGTCCGCCAACCCACCTTAGCGATAGACTGCAGATTAGTCAATGCAGGCACCATGGTCTGCACTCTCGCATCGACCACCGCCTTCTCTGCTTTTAGTCGCCGTCTCTGACTCGTGTGCTTTGAATTAATTATTTCTTCCGAATATTGACTGTAGTTCAACGCCGGCAGTATTTGAGGACGCACGTTATTTCTCCGCCGTCGATTCGCGTCGCGACTCTAAATAAATCCTCGCATTCATACTCAGTTTACCGTCGAAAATGGCTTCGACTCGCTCGACATCATTGCCGTTATCTTTGAGTAGTACGTCTAAGGTGGTTTTATAGTCGCGGTCAGATTCGGTGGAGGTAAATACCTGACGAGTAATTTCCGTCAGTGTTTCACCAAAGGCCTCAAATCTGGGTTTCAATACCATAGGCTTCATCCTATCTCGACGCACAATATGCACACAACGACTTGGGATTTGCTGAATGACAATCGGAGAATGCGTGGCTACGACCGCAAATGAATCGTACAGCTTCAACAGATCCATAAAAGCCGACATCATTGTGGTAAGCAACTGCGGATGAAGATGCAATTCCGGCTCATCGAAAAGAACAAGCGTTCTAGGTTCTAATTTTGCCAAAGTATGACAGAGGGCATTCAACGCAATGCGCTGCCCTGCGCTTAACCGTTCATAGAGCGTACGATGCCCTTCTGGATCATTAACGAAGGACTGTATGTTTTCTACTCTAATGATTTGGGTCAGAGCTTCAGCGAGTACTAGGCGCTTGCCATCATCTAGTTCGTCGGTGACTATTCGACGAATATTTTCCAAGAGATCATCCTCGCTTAACAGGCGTCCCCTCTGGCTTCTTAATCCGCAATAGCTATAGCGAAATTTTTCGCCTTGCAAGATCGTAGGCCGTTCAAAT